AGAAGAAACAAAGCCTATAATGGTAGACTCTGCAGCACATCGTAGAAATGCGGCTCGTGCACAGCGTGACGAAGAAGAGCTAAAGCAACTCTTAGAGGAACACACAGGTGGCTCAGGACAGGAAGAAGAACCCAGTAGCAAAGCTATTAAGGACGCCCCAGTTCAAGCAAAAGGTGATTCCAAACAAGAAGAAGAATCTAAAGCTGAAGCACAAGAAGAAGTCTCAGACGATGACTTAAGCGCAGAAGAGAAAACATTTAAGCAACGCTATGCTGACATTCAACGTTTCATGCAAGACAAAGCTGAAGAGCATAAGACAGAAATAGAAAAGCTAAAAGGACAGCTAGACTCAGCAGCTAAGAATGAACTTGTACTACCTAAGTCAGACAAAGAGATAGAAGCTTGGGCTAAGAAGTATCCTGATGTAGCAGGAATAGTAGAAGCTATAGCAGATAAGAAAGCCCAAGAGCGTTCACTAGATATTGATAAGCGTTTAAAAGAAGTAGAAGAGCTACGTATAAATGCTAAACGTGAGAAAGCTGAAGCTGAATTACTGAGTATGCACCCCGACTTTCAGGAAATACGTTCTAACGATGCGTTTCATGGGTGGGCTAAAGAACAGCCTAAGTGGGTACAAGACGCACTATATGAGAATGTTGATGATGCTAAGTCTGTAGCAAGAGTAATAGACTTATACAAAGCAGACAATGGTATCACTACAAACAAACGTAGCACAAGCGATAAGGATGCAGCTAAGGCTGTTAAGGCTCGTGTACGTAATACACCTGAAACTGAAGAAAGTAATACATACCTTCGTGAGTCTCAGATTAACAAGATGTCCACTAGAGAATATGAGAAACGATCTGATGAGATCATGGAAGCTATTCGTAGTGGAAAGTTTATTTACGATATGTCTAAATAATTACTTGACAATAACAAATTCGTAAGTATAACTACTAACATGATTAGAGTGACTTAAATGTTACTCTATCGTGTGACTAACACTAAGCCACAATAAGAACTACCCAGACATATAGGCCCAGTAGCTATGAAGTAGGCCAACTGATTAGCAACACTGACTACCCTAAAATGAATGGCCTCTTTCGTGGATATGATGTGTAAAACTTAACATAGCCATATCTATATAAGGAGAATTACAATGGCTTTTACTACAGCGAGTGGTTATGGGAATTTACCAAACGGTAACTTTTCACCAATCATTTATTCCAAGCAGGTACAACTTGCATTCCGCAAGAGTGCCGTAGCTAATGCAATTACCAATAACGATTATTTTGGTGAGATTGCTAACCAAGGTGACACGGTAAAAATTATTAAGGAGCCAGAAATTTCTGTATCCGCATATGCTCGTGGAACCCAAATCCAAGCACAAGATCTTGACGATGAAGAATTTCAGTTGACTGTTGATAAAGCCAATTATTTTGCTTTTAAGATGGACGATATTGAGGAAGCCCATAGTCACGTAGATTTTATGCAACTTGCAACTGATCGTGCAGCATACAGACTAGCTGATCAAATGGACCAAGAATGCCTTGGCTATTTGGCAGGTTACAAACAGTCTGCGCTACACGCAAATGCAGGAACAGTTAATGACCAAGTAAATGGTTCAGTAGCTGTTTCAACTGCAGGTACAGACGAACTTCTTTCTTCTATGAAGCTTAAGAAGGGTGACTTTGGAAACATTACGACATCATCTGCAGGTGATCACTCAATTCCATTGAAGCCACGTTTAGGCGGTGCAACTGCTGCTGATACTGCAACAGCAACTCCCTTACAAGTTATTGCTCGTATGGGGCGTCTTTTAGATCAACAGCAAGTTGATACAAGAGGCAGATGGCTCGTTGTTGACCCTGTGTTTGTAGAACTACTCAAAGACGAAGACTCACGCATGATGAATGCTGACTTCGGTGGAGCAGGGCTGCAAAACGGTTTAGTCTTGAATAACATTCATGGCTTCCGTATGTACACATCATCAAACCTACCTGCGGTAGGAACAGGTGCAGGTACAACTGGGACAGCAAACCAAAATACTAACTACGGTGTTATCGTGGCAGGTCACGACTCAGCAGTAGCAACTGCAGAGCAAATCAACAAAGTTGAGACTTATCGTGATCCAGATTCATTTAGTGACATCGTTCGCGGTATGCATCTATACGGCAGGAAGATACTTCGTCCAGAAGCTATCGTAACTGCTAAATATAACGCAGCGTAAGGGAGGATAAACTTATGGCTACTATATCATCTTTGCTTTTACCTGCACACGGTAATTCCCAAAGAGGGCGTTCGCCTTACATGGTACAGAAAACTATTGATCTTACTGCACAGGCTATTGACTGTTCATCGGGTGACGTAGTTCAATGTCTCACAATACCTGCTAATACAAGGGTACTTCATGCAGGTGTTTGTGTTGTAGAATCTGCAACTATGAACACTGGTACAAACGCAACAGTAACATTGGGTGCAGCAGATGCTGACGAATTTGTTGCAGCGTTTGATATTGATGGCGCAGCAGACGGGGCATATGCTCCTTCAGCTACACCTGCTGCAGACGTTACGCTTGCTTCAGCAGACACACTAGACCTGACTTTTGCAGGTGCTGGTGCAACATTCACAGCAGGTAAACTACGTGTTTACGCTATGATGATGGATGTTAGTGATCAAGGCGATGCTGCTCCTGACGAAGTAGATCGTGACTTGCTTGCATAAGCACAAAACTAGGGGGGCAGGGAAACTTGCCCCTTTAAGTACATCTAAGGGATACTAAAATGGCTACATATGTTACATTAGTTAATGAATTATTACGCAGGTTAAATGAAGTTACCTTAGATGCTAATGGTGAAGGCTTTGACTCAGTACGTAATGTTCAAGCTTTAGCTAAAGATGCTATCAATAACAGTATACGTCTTATTGTACAAGATGGTCAGGAGTGGCCTTTCTTAAAAACAACTCAAACACAAGATCTTACTGCAGGTACTAGACAGTATAGTTTTCCTAATGATTACTCTAGCACAGACTGGGATACTTTTTACCTTAAAAAGCTTACCTCAAAAGGTAACACTCCCATGAGGCTTAGACCTATTTCTTATGATGACTATATACAAAACCATCGTAGCATAGACGATACAGGTGATTTAACTAATGGAGATGGCGCACCCATTTACGTATATCAAACACTAGAAGAGAAGTTTGGTGTTACACCTGTGCCAGATGCAGCCTACCAGATAGAGTACGTCTACTGGAGTTTTCCCACAGAATTAACAAATTATAATGATACAGTAATTATACCTGACCGTTTTAAACATGTAGTTGTAGACGGTGCTATGATGTTTATGATGAGATTCCGTAGCAATGAACAAAGTGCTGCAATGCATCAAAACAATTTTGAAGATGGCATAAAAGCAATGCGTAGAGTTTTAGTAGATGATATATTAGTAGTTCGCTCCACAGTAATAGAACGATCAGGGACAAGTGCATTTAGTGGTAATATGTAATGGCTGAAAATTTAGCTTCCTTTAAAGTTTTTTCTCAGGGTGGGCTAAACACCAGTAGGGATGTGTTATCTCAAGGTGAGACACAACCTGGATCTGCTATAAAGCTAACTAATTATGAACCTGCTGTTACAGGTGGGTATCGTAAGATAAATGGTTACAGCAATGATTATGGCACAGTTACAGGTCAAGACAATACAGGTACACTAGGTGTATGTGTAGCTAATGGTATCAACGATGGTATCTTAGCTTGTAGAAAACCTTCTAGTGGTAGTAATTACTTACATAGATATATAAACAGTTCTACTTCATGGGGGGAAATAACCTGTGATGTTATTGCAAATGATAGGGATGGAGTATGTGCTTCACAGACACCAGGAGGATCAGGTAACTTAACAATCAATGGGGCATTGGCTTCTGGCGGTTCTGTAAATTTTACAACGGCTGCATCAGAACAACCTAGACTAGTTACTTTTTTCGGAACAGGTAATGAATCAGGTAAAACCTTTACTATTACAGGTACAGACTATTTAGGCACAGCACAAACTGAAGTAGTGAATGGGCCAAACAATTCCACAGTAAGTAGTACAAAATACTTTAACACAATTACGCAGATAGCTGTAAGTGCAGGGACAGCAGCAGCTATTGAGGTAGGATCGGGTACAGGTTTATTTAGAACAAGTAACCCTACGATGACAGATGTTAGCAAGGTAAGGTTTACAAAGTATAATTTTGGTAGTCCAAAAATAATATTGACAGATGGAATTAACCCTGCATCAACATATGATGGTACTACATATAAACAAGTTACTGATAGTAACGCTCCTACAGACCCCAAATTTTCTGCTGTATTTCAAAACCACATGTTCTTAGCAGGTGACCCTGCCCAAGAAACAAACTTATTTTTCAGTGCACCTTACGATGAACTAAACTATACAGCAGCTAATGGATCAGGTGTAATAAATGTAGGTTTTCCTATAGTAGCCATAAAAACATTTCGTGATGCTTTGTATGTTTTTGGCAGTAACAACATTCGTAAGCTTGTAGGTAACAATATAGCCAACTTTGTATTGGAATCTGTTACAGATAATCTTGGTTGTCTAGCTACAGATAGTGTTATAGAAATAGGTGGTGACTTACTATTTCTTTCACAAGATGGTCTACGTCCTGTTTCTGGTACAGATAAAATAGGTGATGTAAACTTAGAGACTGTATCAAAAGACATTCAGTCAGTATTTACAGATGTTGTTTTTGATATAGACTTAGATGGTTTGAATGCAGTTGTTGTTAGATCAAAGACGCAGTTCAGATATTTCTTCGCTGCTGCAGATACTCAAGGTGTTATAGGAGGTTTTAGACAAACACCTAATGGATTACAGTTTGAGTATGGACAGCTATTAGGTATCACTGCTACTTGTGCAGATAGTGGGTATATAGGACAGAATGAATATGTAATACATGGAGACAGTACAGGGAAAGTACACAGACAAGAAAGAGGCAACTCTTTTGCAGGAACTGATATTTTCAGTGTCTTTCAAACCCCTTATTTACATATGCAAGATCCTGAACAACGTAAGATATTTTACACTATAGCTACTTACTTACGTTCTGAAGGCGATAATGAAATACTAATGTCAGCAGTTTATGATTACGAAGATGTAGATGTTTTGAACCCCAATGACTTTACATTAAGTAATACAGGTGCTGCTGCCTATTATAACGAAGCTGCGTATGCTGCTGATGATGCCGCAAGCGGTGCTATATATGATGGTAGTCCTTCACCAATAAGAAGAACAAACATATCAGGATCAGGCAAAGCAATTTCGTTACGTTACGTCACAAATGACAGTAAAGCATCACACAGTATACAAGGTTTAGTAATTACATTTGGGGTAGGAGACAGGTTATAACATGGCAGGTTACTCAAGACAGTCAGCATCAACAATACAACCTAACGAGGTTATTAAAGCTGCACCAGTAAACGCAGAGTATAACGCTATACGAGATGCGTTTGCTTTATCGGGTGGGCATAAACATGATGGCAGTTCTACTGAGGGAGCGTATGTACCTCTTATAGCTGACACTGATGCTTTAAATAAAGTTGTAGTAGATACCAGTAACAACAGACATGGTGTGTTTGTTGAGGTTTCTTCATCAGCAGTAGAGCAAATAAGGTTTCAAGATGGTGTTGTTGTACCTGTTACAGATAACGATATAGATTTAGGTACAAGTTCTGTAGAGTTTAAGGACTTATATCTAGATGGTACAGCTACAGTAGACACACTTCAAGTAGATGAGAATGCTACAGTAACAGGTAACTTATCTGTAAATGGAAACACTACACTTGGTAACGCAGCTTCAGATACAGTTACAGTAACTGCTGATGTTGCTTCTCCCCTTATACCTTCTGCAGATGATACGCATGACTTAGGTGCTTCTGGCTCTGAGTGGCGTAACTTGTACATTGATGGTACTGCTAACATAGATACTCTTGCTGTAGACGCAAATGGTACAGTAGCAGGTACACTTACAGTTACAGGAGCTACAGCACTTAATGGTGGTCTGACTATGGACAGTAACAAGTTTACTGTTGCAGACACAAGCGGTAACACTGCCATTGCAGGTACACTTACAGTTACAGGAGCTACAACATTAGCTGCTACATCTTTTGGTGATGCAAACATTACTAACGTAGGAAACATTGCACTAGATAGCATTACTGCAGATGGTAGCACTATTACTATTACAGGTAACACTACATTTGCTGATGGTTCTTTTAACTTTAATGTAGCATCTCACGATGGAACAAATGGACTTGCTCTTGCAGGTACGGTAGTAACATCTACAGCAGCAGAGCTAAACATTCTGGACGGTGTGACTGCAACTACTGCTGAACTCAACATTATGGATGGTGTTACTTCTACTACTGCAGAGCTAAACATTCTTGATGGTGTTACATCTACAGCAGCAGAGTTGAATATACTAGATGGAGTTACTTCTACTGCTGCAGAACTTAATACACTAGATGGCATCACAGCAGTTGTAGGTGAACTTAACGCACTAGACTTGGGAAGTACTGCAATTGGTACAGCCATAGCTTCTAAAGCTGTAGTGTTAGACTCAAATAAAGACTACACAGGTATTCGTAACTTTACCATTACAGGTAATTTGACTGTAGGAGGAACTACCACAGTAGTAGATACTGTTACTATGAACGCACAGAATGCTGTTGTGTTTGAGGGTGCTACTGCTGATGATCACGAAACTACACTTACTATTGTAGATCCTACAGCAGACCGTACAATTAACCTCCCTAACCAAAGTGGTACTATTCCTGTACTAGCTGCAGTAAGTACTACTCAAATTAGTGCTACACCTGAAGAGTTAAACATTATGGATGGTGGTACGTCTGCTACATCTACTACACTTGCAGATGCAGATAGAGTTGTAGTTAATGATGCAGGTACTATGAAGCAGGTAGCTCTTACTGACTTTGAAACATATATGGAGACATCTTTAGATACTCTAAGTAATGTAACTACAGTAGGTGCTCTAAACAGTGGTAGTATCTCAAGTGGGTTTGGTGCTATAAATAATGGCTCATCTGCAATTACTACAACAGGTACTGTAACTTATGGTAGTTTATCAGATGGGACTATAACTATTACAGGCTTTGTTGATGAAGATGATATGTCTTCTAATAGTGCAACATTAGTTCCTACACAGCAATCAGTAGAAGCTCGTATTCAAGCTGTAAACGCAACTGCTAATAATGTAACAGGTCTTAATGCTACAGGTGCAGAGATTAATACTGTAGCAGATGTATCAGCAATTAGTCCTGACACTTCTACAGCAGTAGCAAACAATGATGCAATACTTATGTATGATAATTCAGCTACTGGATTAAAGTATTTTGATGTAGACTTACTTGATACATACTATGCACAGACAAGTAAAACACTAACAAATAAAACAATTACAAGCCCTACAGTAAGTGGCCTATATTTAAGTGACTCAGGTATTACTATAGAAGGGTCTAGTGCAAACGATCACGAAACTGTTTTAACTGTTGCTAACCCTACTGCAGATAGAACTATTACATTCCCTGATGCATCAGGTACAGTAGCTTTTGTAGCAGATCCAACATTCACTGGAACAGTAACTGCACCTACTATAAATGCGTCAACTGCTTTACAAATAGGTGGAGTTGCAGTAACATCTACAGCAGCAGAGTTAAACTTATTAGATGGAAATACTTCTGTTGGTAGTTCAATAACAGTGGCAGATGCAGATGGTTTTGTAGTTAATGATGGTGGAACAATGAAAACTATTCCTGCATCAGATTTAAAAACTTATGCTAGTGGTAGTTCAGCTACTAAAGGATTTGCTATCGCTATGGCAATTGTATTTGGATAATAAAGGAAAAGGTAAATGGCCGTAATAAATTTAATTAATGTATCAAGTATTACACCTACGACAGTAGCAGGTGCAGTAACAACAAGTAGGGCATCTATTATTGATGTCGCTGCAGATAAAGTTGCTAAAGTAAACACACTTATGATATCAAACATTGATGGTACTAACGCTGCTGATGTTACAGTAGAAGTAAGTGTAGACAATGGATCAAACTATGTTGCCATTGCTAAGACTGTATCTGTACCTGCTGATGCTACGTTAGTTGTTGTAGGTAAAGACAATGGGTTCTACTTAGATGAGACAGACCTACTTGCAGTTACAGCTTCTGCAAACAGTGACCTGACATACTTGTGTAGCTTTGAACTGATGGATGATGCATAATAATGGCTAATAGAAACGGTGGCTTTATTGGTACTGATGGATTAGATGCACCTGATCCACCCACTGCAGTTACACCTACTGCAGGTAATGAACAAGTAAGTGTAGCATTTACTGCACCTACTGATGCAGGTACATCTGCTATTACAGGGTTTGTTGTACAGGTTAGTACAAATGATACAGACTACAGTGCAGGTTCTAACACAGGTTCATCCTCTCCTATTGTTGTAAGTAGTTTGACTAACGGCACAGCAGCTACAGCTAAAGTGTGGGCTATTAATGCTTATGGTACATCTGCTCCTAGTGATGCTAGTGTTAGTTTTACTCCTGCTCTAGCTCAAACAGCAATAATAATGACAAGTTCTGGATATCAAGTAAACACAATTAATATTGCTACTACAGGAAACGGTAGTACTTTTGGAGGTGCAGCCAACCAGAAACAAGCAGGTGCAGGTGCAAGTAGCACTAGAGCAGTTTTTGGTGGAGGTCCATCATCATCTAACACAATGAGTTACTATACCTTTGCAAGTGCAGGTGGTCAAACAGACTTTGGTGATTTATCAGAAGGTAGGACAGGAACAGGCGCAGGATCAAGTAACACTAGGTGTTTATTTATGGGTGGATTTGCAAGTGGTGGAACTTCAGATACCGTTGAGTACATAACTATAGATACAACTGGCGGTGCTTCTGACTTCGGTGATTTAAGTCCTGGGGCTTCAGAGTTTGGTGGTACGTCTAACTCTGTTCGTGCTTTAGGGGTAGGAGGTACAGACAGTGGTGGCAGTAAATTAAATAACATTCAATATTTTACTATAGCTAGCACAGGCAACTCCACAGACTTTGGAGATAGAACAGTAACAGGCGCACAAATAGGATGTGCTGCTAATAAAACAAGAGCACTTATGGCTGCACGAGATGTTACAAGTAACGTAGTTGATTTTGTAACCATAGCAAGTACAGGTAATGCTCAAGACTTTGGTGACTTAACAGGAGATAAACTTGGCACTGTGGCAACAGCAGGATTGACTAGGGCAGTTTTTTGTGGTGGTAATGGTGGAAGTGCGTCACAAGAAATAGATTATTTTACTATAGCAAGCACAGGTAATGCCACAGACTTTGGGGATCTAGGATCAAATGCTTTAGATTCAGGTGCTACTTGTCTCGCACATGGTGGATCAAGTGTGGGTAATGCATAAGGAAATATTATAATGCCTAACTATAATGGCGTGTGGTCACTCACAACACAGTATCAGTATGCTGCAGATTGGAGTGCAGACAATTACTCTGGTGCTTTAGGTTTTATTTTTGGGGGTCAAAATACTAGTGGTACTAGATTAAACACCATTGAATCTATAAAAATTACTAGCGCAGGAGGTAATGTTGATTTTGGAGATACTATTGCAGCACTCAAAAGAACTACAGGTTTTTCTAGTAGCACTAGAGCAGTAATAGCAGGTGGTGATACAGGAAGTGCAGTAAATACTATTCAATATATTACTCGTCTTCTCCAATTGTTGTAAGTAGTTTAACTAACGACACTGCAGCTACAGCTAAAGTGTGGGCTATCAATGCTTACGGCACATCTGCCCCTAGTGTTGCCAGTGCTAGTTTTACACCAGGTATACTTTCAGCTAATAGAGGGCTATTTTCTTTAGGGTACATTGATGATTATTCTAATACAGTTGACCTTTTTGATCTTTCATCTACAGGCAACGCCATTGACTTTGGAGATTTAAGTGTTGCTCGTACTAACAGTGGAGCATTAGCATCGTCTACTCGTGCAGTTTTTGGAGGTGGTAGTACAGGTTCTAGGACTAATGTTATAGATTACTTTACTATATCTACTACAGGCAATGCTACAGACTTTGGAGATATGAATGTTACTAAAGACAAGCATGTAGGCGTTTCAAATGCCACTCGTGGATTGTTTGGTGGAGGTTCAGATGGAAGTGTTACTAATGCTATTGAATACATTACTATAGCAAGCACAGGCAATGGAACAGATTTTGGTAATTTAAGTGTTGCT